ATCTTATATAAGGTCTATAATCAAAGAGGACAAGCGTTTAAAGGGCGGTAAGAGACGAGAACTAGAATCATATAGTGATTACCCTGATGCCTTAAAAAACAACGCTAAAAAAGGTATAGAGTTAAACAAAAAAGTAAACAACAAATGTGCAACACAGGTTGGAAAAGTCAGAGCAAGTCAATTAGCACAAGGCAAGCCTATCTCAAAAGAAACAATTAAAAGAATGTACTCGTATTTAAGCAGAGCGCAAGAATATTATGATGAGGGAGATACAAAAGCTTGCGGCACTATATCTTATTTATTATGGGGTGGTAAAGCAGGTTTAAGGTGGTCAGAATCTAAACTAAAAGAATTAGGCGAAATAGAATTAGCGTCTATGGTTATTAATGATGACTTTGCAATTATAGATGATAGATTAGCATACTCAACACAAGAGAAAGCTGAAGAAATGGCAAAGAACATAGGGTGCAAAGGTTTTCACACTCACGACTTTGAGGGTGCAACATGGTATATGCCTTGTGAGTTCCATGTTAAAGATGATTTTAAAAAATATAAATGCCCAGAGGGTTATGTAAAAGACTATCAAAAACACAAGTGCGTCAAAAAAGAAAAATACGCTGAAGTAGGCAAAAGAGGTGGTATAAAAAAATCTCCTAAAGCACCAAAGTCAGATACGCCTAACCCAAAGCCTAAAGGCAAGGGTACAGCAAAAGGAGATGCCTCAACAACAAGAGGTGCTAAAGTATCTAAAAAAGATGAAGCGACTTTAAAAAAAAAGTCAGATGAGTTTAACGAGAGATACAAAAAGAAATTAGGGTATGGTGTAAATGTAGGAATGTTAAAGGCAGTATTCCAAAGAGGTTTAGGTGCATTTAATGTTTCACATAGTCCAAGAGTAAAAAGTGCTTCACAATGGAGTTTTGCTAGGGTAAATGCTTTTTTATATTTAGTAAAAAATGGCAGACCTCAAAACAAGAAGTACACAGGGGATTTTGACTTGTTACCAAAAGGACACCCTAAAAAACCATAATGGCTAGAAAGGTTGTCAGAACATATATAAAACCAAAACGCAAATCACACCCTCATAGCAAAAATGCTAGTGTAGGACAAACAGGTTATAAAAAAAAATATAGAGGTCAAGGAAGATGAAAAAATTTGAAACACCAAGCAGAACTAGTCCAAGAGGTGGTCGAAGAGGTTGTTTGTGTAAAGACAAAGATACTTATTCGGTTAAATGTTGTGAGGGGAAAATTATAAATCAAGGAATCGGCAAGATATAAAAATGCAAATATAAATTTAAACACGTTATAGTAATATGAAATCAACAGAAATCTTAAACAAAATCAAAACT